GTCTTCTTAAACTTGAATATGGTGAATTTACTGGATTCTACAAAGTAGATGAAGTTCATCATGGAGGTGATTTTCGAGGTGATCCTTGGTATTCAGAGATTAAATGTAGTGAACGTGTACTAACAAAGTGAGAGAAGTATGAGAGAACCAAGTTTAGAGGAAGTATTAGAATCTAATTTCTCTTATATGATGGCTGGCATTTATACAGCAATTCCGGGAATAATTGTTGGAATCCGAGACGGATTAGCTACATCTTTTGTGGATGTGCAGCCCACTATCAATATGATTTCTGATGATTCTGATCCTATTCCAAGACCAACGATTTTGAATGTTCCTTTAATATTTCCTGTATCAAAATCAGGTGGTATTACTTTCAATGTAGATGTTGGTGATCCAGTATTATTAGTTTATTCCATGCGCGGATTAGACACTTGGAAAAGAGGAACGGGAACTTCTGTGACTCCTGTGGATTATAGAAAAATGGATGGAAGAGATTGTATAGCTATTCCCGGATTACAACCTCTCAGTGTTTCAGTAAACAATCCCTCTAAAAGATCAAATCCACACGATACCAAGGATACAGTAATGGTTGCTGGTATTGGGACAGCTTCAGAAGTGGAAGTTAGATTAAAGCCCAGTGGAGAGTGTATTGTTAATGCTCCACCTTCTGTAACGATAAACACTTCCTACGCAGAAGTAAATGCTCCTGATTTTAGATTCAATGGAAATGGAATTGTAAATGGAACTCTTACTGTTTTAGGGTTGCTTACATACAGCGCTGGATTGGCAGGAACAGGTGGTTCTCCCGGAACAGTTATCACAGGAAGCATTACTCAAACAGGCGGTACTATTTCAAGTAATGGTGTTGTTCTAGACAGTCATACACATGGCGGTGTCAGTACAGGAAGTGGTAATACAGGAGGACCAAACTAATGGATTTATTAATGGATATTAATGGAACTAATGACTTAGTTTTCATTAATGGACAATGCCCTGTTGTATCTGATTTAACAGGTGTTGTTGCACAAAGACTGTTCATAATGCTAAGAACATTTATGGGTGAATGGTTTTTAAATACACAGCATGGAATTCCTTGGCTTCAAAGTATTTTAGGAAAGAAAATTACTAAATCTGGTGTAGATAATATTCTGCAAGATAAAATTCTTTCTGAAACAGGGGTTTCAAGAATTTCCGAATGGGAGTCGAGTTTAGATTCTCAATCAGATTCTTACGGGACTTTAAAAGAGTATGGTGGAATATCATGTACAGCGTCTGTTGTATCTGTGTTATTATCATAAATAACAACTCTTGATACACCATCAATATCAATTAAATATATATCTGCCATACTACTCTGCTTTAAAGTTGTTATTACTAGGTTGAGCTGGTTGTGCTACTAAAATATCATTCTCTTGCCATCTTGCTAAAGGTCTATCTTTAGGGTCTAGCTCTAAAATCATTTTTCTAGCATCGTTAACACTTAAACGCTCGTTGTTTTTCTTTAAATAAATCTGTCTTTGCCAAAAATGTTGGCAGTTAACGCCACCTTTGTATAGCCAAATTGAATAAGTATCTGCTCCTTTTAACCCTAAACCCGCATTTACTATTTTAGTTTCCGCTAATTCGATATCCTCTTTACGATAAACCTTATCGGCTTTCATCATTTTTTGACAAAATTCTCTTTCAGGCGTTTGATTGCCTGAATATTTGTAACGGATTTTAAACAAAGAAGTATCTTGTTCACTCTTTACACTCGGAAATGAACTCGGAACGGTTGCTAATTGAATATTTAAAGTCAATTCTGAAATATTTGGAATGTCTTTTTGCTCTATTTCATCGATGCACTCCCATTCATCGGTAATTATTTCACCTAATTCGATTAACGCATCGGCTATAATCGGGTCACAACCGTTGTTTTGCGAGCTTAATTGTACGGGTTTAGCTTCGTCTTGGCTTGGTTTTCTTAAAGGAATAAAGTCTAAATCTAAATTATAACCAGCATCGGTAAATATTTCGTGAAAAGCATCTAACAATATTTCTTGAATAGGTTGTATAACGTTAATCATTAGCTCGTTAAAAGCCACTTCCATTTCATCAGCATTATTCCCAAAGCCCGTATCGTCTTTAATCCCAAATAAAATAGGTGACGTTACCTTGTGTGATATAAGTAATTTTTGTGTAGCTTCTTTGGTTAAAAACTCGTATTGTTGGTGAGCGTCTGAAACTTCGATAGCCGCAATCGTGACTTCAGTTTCTTTACTATCATTCCAATTTATAAAAACATTACCTGCATTTTCACTACCCGAACCCTCTCTTCTAAATTGTCTTTTAGCTTGTTCTCTAACTTCTTGGCTTTCGGGTTTGCCTTGATTCATATTTATAACGTGTCCTAAAGACAATCCGTTTTTAATATGATTAACGCAATAGTTAGCGATTTCCTCTTCTAACTCGGCATAAGGCAACCCAGCCATATAAATAGGGTCTGTAAAGTAATTACGCCCTACTTGATAAGATGAAATAATATAAATGTAAGAACCCGATTTAGATCCACCCGCTTCCCACTTCGCAATTTCAATAGGTTTGTATTTCTGTGGTTTATTAAAGTCAATCGAAAACCAATAAGAATTAATATTACCATCGTCATCCATTTTAGATGGCAATATTTGATTTTTTGGAACGTGCTTGATTTTTTCTAAAACGCCATTTTTGTAGATAATTTCTAAAGCAACTTCATTAAATAACGCCTCGTCTTGGCACGCATTTTTTAAGTCTTTTTTACTTAACGTTTGCATCACTTTTGCAAACTGTATCGGCTTAAATGTTTGCTCTTTTGAAAATAATCCTTTGCCATATATGAATTTAGAATAACTATCTATAATTGCTCTATTTGTCGGACTTCCATTGTATCTATCTATAATGTAAGTGTAAAAGGAATTTTTAATGCCATTCATTACAAATCCCGCACTTGCCGATTCTTTAACCTCAGGGCGTACATAATTTGAAAGTTGCAATAATTCGATTAAAGGTTGTTTGTTTTCTTCCATACTTATATAACGAAAAAAAGCCAAAACGTTTCCATTTCGGCTTTTAATAAATTAACTATTTAATTAAGGTGTTACGTTAGATGCTGAAACTAATGCTTCTAAAGCAGTTTTTGCAGAGCTAGACAATACTGGAGCAAAACGTAATTCTTTGCCCTCTAAAGCGATTGCATAGCCGTTAGTATCCGTACTAAACGTTGCAGTAGTACCATCTAATCCGTTGGTAATTCCACAAACTTTTACGTTGCCGTTAAAATCGTGTACAAAAGCTACTACTCTACCGTACATTAACGCTAATAATTCTACTTCAGTTTCTTTAGTAGATTTTTGTATCATAGCGTTAAGCGTTTGAGTTACTTCGGATGTTCTATTATCCATATTAGTAGCCAAAGCCTCATCTAATTTGTTTGCAGTTCCTTTTACTTGGTATCTGAAAACATCTTCTAAAGATACAGGAAGTGTAGCGATTTCTTGAGCCGATACCGTAAATCCGTATTCATCAAAAACGGCAAAGTCGATATGCTTAATTCCTGTTCTAGTGTCTTTACAAGGTAATAACCTACCTTTGGTTATATCACAAGCCATATATTTTTATGTATTAAAAGGGGTTTTTACACCCCGTTATTATTAACCTCCGTAAAGTACTCCAGTTGTTGCTTGTCCTACGTTTGCAGCTAAAGTATAGATACTTCTAACAAACTGAACATCACCATCGTTAACCAATTTACCTACTTCAAAACGGTTTACATCGTCTAACAAGTCAGTATTCCAAGAAACGGCTGCTTTTCTTTGAGCATAAGCCATTAAGTTATTTGGAGTTGGTACGAAAAGGATTTCAACACCGTTGTAGTAAACTTTAGAAGTTGAAAAGTCATCCCCTGTGATTACGAAATTGATTTGTTGAGCAGCACCTACTGCGTTGTTTGCGTTGTAACAAAGTTGTTTCCAAGCTCTAGGAGCGTAGATAACAGTTGGTGAAACGGTATCTAGTAAATTTTGCGATGGAATAGCAGTAAAGATGTATCTTGTTCACTCTTTACGCTAGGAAATGAACTCGGAACGGTTGCTAATTGAATATTTAAAGTCAATTCTGAAATATTTGGAACGTCTTTTTGCTCTATTTCATCGATGCACTCCCACTCATCGGACATTGTTTCACCTAATTCAATTAACGCATCGGCTATAATCGGGTCGCATCCATTTTTTTGGGTGCTTAATTGTACTGGTTTAGCTTCATCTTTTGTTGGTTTTCTTAATGGAATAAAGTCTAAATCTAAATTATAACCAGCATCGGTAAATATTTCGTGAAAAGCATCTAACAATATTTCCTGAATAGGTTGGATAACGTTAATCATTAACTCA